TATTGGCACTATCTTGTTATGTAGATTGTAGGGTGTGTAGATGTCATGCTCTTTACAATGCATCATGATGTCTATGGCTTGCTGGTTCTGTGCTGAACCATAAGCAATAGACTCAGGTGTAAGCTCATAAACCACATAAGGGTATGGCTGTGCTTTCTGTAGTGCAATAAACTGAAAGCTATCTACATCCAGTCCAACACTCTGTCCAGCAGTTAAGTAAAAGGCACCCTGTTGATAGTAGCCATAGCTTTTCACTGACTGAATGAATGACTTTGGACTGGCACTTCTGCATGTCTTGAGGTCAATGATGGTGCTACCAGCAAGCATATCTAGTCTTGCCTTACATCTATGTTCATAGAAATCAAAGACAATGGTAAGCTCAGTCTGATCTTTGTCTGTGGGTCTAAGTGCATCTAGCACCTCTACCCTAGCCTGACACTCATCTACCATAGCTTGATTGACCACAGTTCTATTGCCTACAGAATCCATAAACTCTGCATACTCTTCTTTGCCTAGCTTGGTTCTTCTATCTATGTTAGGTGCTATCACAAACTCATCAGCAAAGACATGTGGTTCTAAAAACAAGCAATGTTGCAATCTACCTTCAATAAAGAAGCTTGCCTCATTGTCAGCTTTGGTTTCATACTTCCATGTGTATGGGTCTTTGATAATGCTAGTTAGATCATGCGATCTAATAGCATCTATGTTGTTGTATTCATCAAATGGCATGTCCTCATAGACACCCACTGGATAAGGTTCTTTTGTATTAATGTTGATTACATCTGCCATATTTCTCCTCTATAAAAGTTAGAAGGAACCTTGCTACTTTACCACCAAGAAATCCAAACTGCATGCAAGAAAATTAAAAGTAAAATTGCATACAATCCAATGGCACTGCATGGTTCCCTCTAAGGGTGGTAGTTTTTATTGCAGAGAGGAAAAACTACCAAACCTCTTGTGTTGGTTTTAAAGGATGACCAACAACCTAAAGGTTAGATGCTGATATATACATAAAAGGAGCTATTGATAATAGCAAAATTCCAGCACCTTACCCAAACTAAAAAGGTATGTCATTATCTTTGACATCCTCATCTTCTACCTCACCATCTTCTGCAATGGCTTTCAAAGATTCTAAGTCACCCTCATCTTTAGATGGGTTTTTCTTTTTCCAAGCCTCAACCTCAAGTGAGGTTTCAATTTTGTCAACCCAGTATTCAGACATAAGAGCAACCTTTTTGACCTCTTCCTCATTATCATCAGAGACATAAGTATCTATGTCAAAAGTAAAAGCCTCATTCACAGTTGGCACCACACTATCATCTAGTCTATGCACTGCTTTGACTCTTGCCTTACCTTTATTGCTGTGTACTATATTTAGGACACAGTTGACACCTAACATCTTGGTCAGGTCTAAACCTGCAAGCTCTTCATTGGTGATACCACCTTTCCATGTATCTAAGTCTCTATATAGAGTAGACTTTTCATGCAGTGAAAGTTTATACCACCTATTGACACCATAAGGTCTGCCATCTTCCATTTTTGCATCTAAGGTTTCCCAAAAGAAAACCACAGAGTGCTTTTTTTCATATTCAGTGTCAGAACCAAACTTGAGTTCCATGTGTGTGCCTATATCAATTATTCGATAGCAGACAGCATTGTGCTTGCCTTCAGGTAAATCTTCAAACTCACCTTGATTTTCAGAAATTGTTAATGCCATAGTTTTTTTCTCCTCATATGTTTACATTTCTCACCTAACAAAGTATATTGGAAGGTGTTAGTTAGAACATATTAAAGAACTAAGGCAGAGGAGTCAAGTGTGGGCATAAAAAAAGTTCAAGGCAATAACAAAAACTTCAACAATCCATTGACCATGGAAAGCATGAACAAGTTTTTAGAGTTTTTAAGAGAGCATGGTTTAGAGAGAAAAGATGAACCACTCATACCCAACCCTGATAGACCACAAAAGGCATACACCAATGTAGATAACAAAAGGCGCCTCTCAGGTTACTATGCTTACTATGATAACTATGGCATGGCTTGTGGCTTTTGCTCTGACTATAGAACAGGTGTCACCCACAATTTTAGATTGATGGGCAAGTCACAAAGACTTAACACAGAGGCTATAGAAAAATTTAAAGCAGATAGTGAGAAAGCTAATGCAGACAAACATGCCAAAGCAAGAAGAATGGCACAAAAGATTTGGGGTGTAGCACAACCTGTTACCACACACAGGTATCTTTCGAGTAAAAATGTTGCACCCCAATCCTGTGATGGGATAAAAGAACATAGAGGTGAGTTGGTTATACCAGTTCATGATGGAGAGGGCAAGATATGGTCATTGCAGTTTATCAAAGAAGATGGTTCTAAAAGGTTTTTAAGTGGAGGTAAAATCTCAGGCAACTTTGCCATCATAGGTTTATCCATGATGAAAGAAAGCCAAGAGATTGGACTGGGTGAAGGCTTTGCTACTTGTAGCACTATCTTTCAAGAAAAGAAGATACCCATGATTGTGTGCTTTAATGCAGGCAACCTTGTCCATGTTGGTGAAATAGTTAAGGAGGAAATGCCTAATAAACGATTCACCATCTATGCTGACAATGATGCTAATAATGTGGGTCAAGACAAAGCCATTAAAACTGCTCAAAAGATAGATGCTGAGGTGGTCATGCCTGAAGAAGAAGGCATGGACTTCAATGATCAAAAGACACTGGTTGGAGAGGTGGTTGAGAAAAAGGTTGATGTGCCTATGCTTTTGGAGTTTGAAAAGACTGAGAAGGGTAGAATTATGCCAACCACTGAGAACTATGAAGCACTTATGAATATGCATCAGATAGAGGCACACTATGATGTCATTAAGAAAAGAATAGACATCAACATACCTAATTTTTCACCTATTGCTGATTTAAAGGATGAGGCAGTCCTTGTTGAGCTAGAGAATCTATGCATTAAGAACTTCCTGCCACATCAAAGATTGAGAGATGCAGTCAAAATAATCTCCAAAGAACATAACCCAGTTGCAGACTGGATAGACTCTAAAGAATGGGATGGCAAAGAGAGAATTACAGACTTCTGCAACTCCATCACCAGTGTAGATGAGGAACTTAAGCACATGCTCATGAAGAAATGGCTACTTTCATGTGTGGCATGTGTGTATGAGCCTGATGGTGTCAGTCTTGAGGGATGCTTGGTCTTACAAGGCAAGCAGGGTACAGGAAAGACATTGTGGTTTAAGAGACTGGCTGACTTTAATCGAGGTTGGTTGCTAGAAGGTGCAACCCTTGATCCTAAAGATAAAGATAGTGTCAAAAAGTGTGTAAGCCACTGGATTGTAGAGCTAGGAGAACTAGAAGCTACCTTTAAGAAGGCAGACATCAACCAACTCAAAGCATTTATTACAGCAAGGTCTGATGAGATGAGGCTACCTTATGACAGGAGCTTTACTAACTATCAAAGAAGGACAGTGTTCTTTGCCTCAGTCAATGAGCCTGAGTTTTTGATGGATGGTAGTGGTAATAGAAGGTTTTGGTGTATTAAGGTCAAAGACATCAACCCACATCATAAGATAGACATGCAACAGATGTGGAAAGAGGTTAAGGAAAAGTATTATAGAGAGGGAGAGAAGAACTGGTATTTAAACAAGGAGGAGAGAGACATGTTGCAAGAGTCCAATGAAGGCTTCAGGACACAAGGTGCTGTAGAAGATTTGCTCTTGCATCATGTCGAGTTTGATGCCTTGGACTCAGAGAAGAAAGGCTGGCAACTCACACAGTTATTAAGAGCCATGGGTATAAGAAACCCAAGGAACATTGATTTCAAAGATGCATCAAGGGTGCTGACTGATAGAGGTGTAATACCTAGAAAGAGCAATGGCAAGAAGCTCTATGATGTAAGTCTGATTAATGTAGAAGAAGAGGAGGCATTTGAGTTTTAATGACAATAGACCTTAACGATTACAGGGTTGATCAGATAAAGAAAGAATTATGTCATGAGTGGTTAATTGATAAGCACTATGCAGGTAGGTTATGCATCATTACATATGCTTTTGGCATCATGGATGCAAACAATAAGCTAGAGGGTGTTATCACCTTTGGTTATCCACCCAATAAATCCTATAACAATGGTGAATGTTTGTTTCATAAGGCAAGGATTACAACACTAGAACTAAACAGGCTGGTTATAAACTCAACCATGCCTAAGAACACAGCCAGCTACTTTATTACAAGAGCCATCAAGATGTTGCCAAGACCTATGGCATTGGTGTCCTATGCTGATAGCAATTATAATCATCATGGTTATGTTTATCAGGCAACTAACTGGCTCTATACAGGAGAGAGCAACACTAAATATAGATATACCTTTGAAGATGGTTCTACTTTTGACATACATAGAGGCATTGATAAGAAAGGTAAGGTTGTAAGCAAAGAGAAGATCAAGCCAACACTTAGGTATATTTTTATTCATGCAGGCAAAAGACAGAGGCAAAAGTTAATAAAAGATATGAAATGGGAGCTTGTACCATACCCCAAAGGAGTGAATGTGAATTATGAATGTAAAGACATTGATGCTGTTGAAAGACAGAGGCAACTCTTTTAAGGGTAGGGTAGGGTATCTAATATGAGCAAACTTTATAATTTTATGAGAGTAAGGGTGATGCAAGAGAGAGCAGTCCCCTTTGCCATACCCTATCTTGAAAGTATTGATATAATAGGGTTTGTTGGCTATTTAGGGTATAGTATACCCTTTATATATAAAGATTTATATATAGTAGTATTAGGTAGGTATATATATTAGTATGGATTATTATATGTAAGTTATAAGTTATAGGAAGCTGTACACCACACCCTCTACCCTAAAATGATATGAAAGAAGATAAACCAAAAAAAGGCAGACCAAGAAAAAAGGCAATCAAACCATCACTGACTGATAAGCCAATGGTTTTTATGCCTGATGCAGAATATAACCTGACTGAGATGCAAACAGCATTTGTTTGGCATTATGTGAATGACAGTTGCACACAAACAGAAGCCGCTCGAAGAGCATTC